CGAGAACTTTATTAAGACCGCCTATGGTGAGAAGAGCGATGACGGCAGACGCTTCATGAAGTCTGAGGAAATTTCCAGAGGCTTTATGGAAACTCCTGCTTATGAGGTGCTGTTCGAGAAGCTTGTCACCGATGCTGGTGCTGCATCCGAATTTGTCAACCGTGTGATGCGCGCCAACGGCAATAAGCAGGCTGCACCCATTGCATCCAATTAAAGAAAACTCGGAGGACTAAGGAATGCTGAAAATTACTGTTCCGGCTGCCGAGTTTTGGGATGAAATCCATGAGGAATTTGTCTACAAGAAGGAGCAGACTTTACAGTTGGAGCATTCCTTAGTCTCTCTTTCAAAATGGGAAAGCAAATGGAACAAGGCATTTCTCGGAAAACAAGAAAAAACCGATGAGGAAATTCTTGATTATGTACGATGTATGACCTTGACCCAAAATGTCGATCCCGAAGTATATACTCGGCTGTCTGCTGAAAACTACGCCGCTATCAATGCATATATCGAAGCGCCTATGACCGCTACTTGCCTTATTGAGGACAAGCAGGCCAGAGGACACAAAGAAACGGTTACATCGGAGCTTATTTACTACTGGATGATTTCTTATAACATCCCTGTAGAGTTCCAAAAATGGCATTTGAACAGACTGTTAACCCTTATACGGGTATGTAATGTCAAGAACTCACCGCCTAAGCGAAGAAGTAAGCGTGAAATGTGGAATCGGAATGCAGCCATTAACGCTGCCAATCGAAAACGCTTTGGCTCTAAGGGGTGATCGAATGAACAGACGATGCCGAAAATGCATGTTAAGGCGAGTTTGCCATAAGAAACAGCCTTATAATAACTGGCTTAAAACTTTTACCAAAAAAGCAGTAGCAATTATTCTGGTGGTTTCGCTGATTGATTTGCAACTGTCTTATGTACTTGCATTTATGGGGCAAGTACAAATTGCGGAATCGCTTTCCAGCACAATAGCGTCGACCGTTGTCGGGGTTATGCTTGGCTACTTCTTCAAAGCCCTTTTCGAAACATTCTTCGAAAAGCGTGAAGAACGACTCAAGCAGGAAAGCGAACCAGAAGAAAATACGAATTATGAGGAGGTTTAGTTATGCCTATCAGTTTTTTGACTACAGCACTGTTAATCGTATCCGTTATCACGAATCTGACAGTGGAGGGCATTAAGAAACTGCTTGACGGAACGAAGGTCAAGTATTCTTCTAATGTTCTTGCGGCAGTTCTGTCCGTCCTGATCGCCTGTGCTGTTAGCGTGATTTACCTTATCATGACCGACACGGTCTTTACTATGAAGATTGGGGTTGAGATCGTCGTTCTGATGTATCTGGGCTTCCTGATCTCTACGGTCGGTTATGACAAGGTCATTCAGATGCTGAAACAGATTCAGAGCGTGAAGGAGGAAACGAAAAATGAGTAACAGCCCTTTGGTATCCTATACCAAGTTAAGTCCTAATCATTCCGGGCAGAGAACCCATGCAGTCGATCGTATCACACCTCATTGCGTAGTCGGTCAGTGCTCTGTAGAGACTCTGGGTAATATTTTTGCTCCGACTTCCCGACAGGCTTCCTGTCAGTATGGTATCGGCGTGGATGGTAGAGTGGGTATGTATGTGGAAGAAAAGAACCGTTCCTGGTGTTCTTCCTCTAATGCAAATGACCAGCGTGCGATCACAATCGAGTGTGCCAGCGATGCCACACATCCTTATGCATTCAACGATACTGTATATGCGAAACTGATCGAGCTTTGCATAGACATTTGCAAGCGTTACGGAAAAACCAAGCTGCTCTGGTTCGGCGATAAGACTAAGACTCTGAACTACGAGCCGGCTTCCAATGAAATGGTTCTGACCGTACATCGTTGGTTTGCCAACAAGAGTTGCCCTGGTGATTGGATGTATGCTCGAATGGGAGATCTTGCATCCAAAGTTACGGCTAAGCTTGGGGGCTCTGCTGGCGGAACTGAGAAGCCTGCCGATAATCAGGCACTTTATCGAGTGCAGACAGGAGCCTTTAGCAATAAGACGAATGCAGATGCAATGCTTCAGAAGGTGAAAGCTGCTGGTTTTGATACTTACATGGTTAAGGTCGATAATCTTTACAAGATTCAGGTCGGCGCATTCAGTAAGAAAGCAAATGCTGACGCTATGGCTGCAAAGCTGAAAGCTGCTGGTTTTGACACCTATATAACAACCAAAAGTGGGACGGCAGTCTCTGCATCTTCTGCGAAGAAAAGCACTGACCAGATCGCCCGTGAAGTAATTCAGGGTCTGTGGGGTAACGGTGCGGACAGGACTAATCGTCTGAAGGCGGCTGGTTACGATCCTTCCGTAATACAGAATCGGGTTAATCAGCTTCTTAAATAAGGAGGTCCGTGAATGATAAGGTTCAGTCACAAGGGAGACTTCTCTAAGGTTACACGCTTTTTGGAGAGGGCAAAAGAAGTGGTCCATCTCGGAGACCTCGACAAGTATGGCCGAGAAGGGGTCGCTGCTCTTGCGTCTGCAACGCCTGTCGATTCCGGTTTGACCGCCAGTTCATGGTATTACGAGATCGTAAACCGAAATGGATCTGCAAAGATCACATTTTACAACTCAAATATTCAAAATGGGGTTCCAATTGCGATCATTCTGCAATATGGTCACGGGACTCGCAACGGAGGCTGGGTACAGGGTCGAGATTACATCAATCCTGCTATCCAGCCTATTTTCGATAAAATTGCAAATGAAGCATGGAAGGAGGTTACGAAGCTATGAGTAAAACAATCGACGAAAGAGTCGTAGAAATGCGGTTTGACAATAAGCAGTTTGAGAGCAATGTTCAAACCAGTTTGTCCACCATTGAAAAATTAAAGAAAAGTTTGGATATGGACGGCGCTACAAAAGGTCTTGAAAGCATTGACAGTGCTGCTAAGAAAGTCGATATGTCGGGGCTTGGCTCTGCGGTTGAAACAGTAAAGACTCGATTCTCGGCATTGGAGATCATGGCTGTAACCGCCCTTGCAAACATCACCAACTCGGTTGTAAATACCGGCAAACAGATGCTCCACTCCTTGACAATTGAACCTATCAGTCAGGGTTTTGAGGAATACGAGCTGAAGATGGGGTCGATTCAGACCATCATGATGAGTACCGGTGCCTCTCTTGAAGAAGTTAATAAGTACCTCCAGGAATTGAATACATACTCGGATAAGACTATTTACTCTTTCCAGGATATGACCTCCAATATTGGTAAATTTACCAACGCGGGTGTCGGTCTTGAGGATGCAGTAATGGCTATTCAGGGTGTGTCGAATGTTGCTGCCGTTTCCGGAGCCAATGCAAATGAGGCATCCCGTGCCATGTACAACTTTGCGCAGGCTTTGTCCGCCGGTTATGTCAAGTTAATCGACTGGAAATCTATCGAGAATGCTAACATGGCAACTGTTGAATTTAAGACACAGCTTCTTGAATCGGCTGTTGCCTGCGGCACCTTGACTAAAACTGCTGATGGTATGTATAAGACGGTCAAGGGTAATGTCATTGATGCTACACATGGGTTCAATGATTCTTTGCAGGATCAGTGGATGACCACGGAAGCTCTGGTCGGCACTCTTCGTAATTATGCGGATGAAACGACTGAAATCGGTGCTAAAGCATTCGCTGCTGCACAGGATGTTAAGACATTCACTCAGTTGATGGACACTCTCAAGGAAGCTGTAGGTTCAGGATGGGCGAACACATGGGAAATTCTGTTCGGTGATTTTGAGGAAGCCAAAGAGCTTTGGACTGGACTCAGTCAGGTTATCGGTGGATTTATCGATGCCCAAGCAGATGCTCGCAATGAGATGTTGCAAGGGTGGAAAGATCTTGGCGGAAGAACCAAACTGATCGAAGCACTTAAAAATGCTTTTGAAGGCGTTCAGAGTGTTATCAAACCGATCTATGAAGCATTCCGTGAGATATTTCCTCCTACCACAGCCAAGCAGCTTTATGATATCACTGAAAATCTGCGAAAATTCACAGCGAATTTGAAACTCAGTGATACTGCTTCGGCAAATTTGAAGTCCACTTTCAAGGGTTTGTTTGCGATCTTGGATATCGTTAAGCAAGCCTTTTCTGCTATATTTACAGCAATCAAACCGTTGTTCGGCGGGCTTGGAACACTCGGAGATGGAATTCTTGGTTTCACTGGCGGTGTTGGTGATGCTATCGTGGCATTTGATGAGTTTATCAAAACCAGCGGAGCATTCCAGAAAGTCGGTGAGGGTATTGCTACGGTCATTCAGACAATTATGACCGCTTTATCGACGCTGAAGAATAAGATCAAAGAGAAATTCGAATCTGTCAATTTTGAAATGTTTCATTCTCTGCTTGAGCGAATTCATGAGAGAATGGCGCAGGTCGGAGAAGCAGCCGGTGAGATGAAATCCGGCGTTATCGTCGCCTTTGAGGTCATTGGCGAAACTCTCGCTAATTGTCAGTTTGTTCAGCTTCTCTCTGCCGTATGGAATGCTGTTAAGACAATCGGAAGTGGTATCGTTAAAATCCTTGGCGAACTCGGCAGTTCCTTAGCAAAGAATCTTGGTGAAGCCAATTTCAGCGGAATCATCGATCTGCTGAATGGTATCTCGTTCGGTGCTATTGCTGTCGGCATCACGAAGTTTGTCGGTACATTCCGAAAAGCTATTGAAGATATCGGCAGTTTCAAGGAATCCTTTATCGGAATTCTTGACAGTGTTCGAGGATGCTTTGAAGCTTACCAGAATCAGTTGCAGGCAGGTACATTGCTGAAAATTGCATCAGCTATTGCCATTCTCACAGCATCCTTAATTGCACTCAGTCTTGTAGACAGCGAAAAGCTGAATGTGGCTCTTGGAGCAATCACTGTGTTGTTTGCCGATCTTCTCGCTTCTATGGCAGTGTTTAACAAGATCAGTGGTCAGGTAACTGGTGTGGTGAAGAGTGTAACGGCTATGCTCGGTATTGCTACGGCGGTGCTTATTTTGGCGAGTGCACTTAAAAAGATCGCAGATCTGGACGCAAAACAGCTTACCACCGGCCTCATTGGTGTTGCGGGTTTGACCACTATGATGGTTGCCGCGGCCAAAGCTATGAGTTCCAACAGTAAAGCTATTATCAAGGGTGCTACTCAAATGGTGATCTTTGCAGCCGCAATCAAGATTCTTGCTTCTGTTTGCGAGCAACTTGCTAAATTGGACTGGAACCAGCTTGCGAAAGGTCTTGTCGGCGTTGGTGTGTTGCTTGCCGAGGTTTCTCTGTTCCTGAGAACCGCAAAATTCAGCGGCAAATCCATTACTACGGCTACAGGCATCGTGATTCTTTCGGCATCAATCAAGGTGCTGGCATCTGCCTGCAAAGATTTCGGCGAAATGAAATGGGAAGACATCGGTAAGGGGCTTGCCTCCATTGCCGTCCTTCTTGCCGAGATCACTGCATTCACAAAACTTACCGGAAATGCTCAAAATGTCATTTCTACTGGTGTGGCGTTAATTGCCATTGCCGCCGCTATGAAAATCCTTGCCTCTGCGGTTAAGGACTTCTCAACCATGCAGTGGGATGAGATTGCTCGTGGTCTGACTGCTATGGCTGGCGCACTTGCTGCGATCACTGTAGCGGTTAAATTCATGCCGAATAATATGGCTGGCATCGGCGCCGGTTTGGTGATCGTTGCTGCGGCACTCGTCGTCCTTTCGACTGCTCTTGAGAAGATGGGAAATCTGAGTTGGGAGCAGGTAGCAAAAGGACTTATTACCCTTGGCGGCGCAATGGCCATTCTTGCAATCGGTCTGAATGCCATGACAGGCACTCTTGCAGGTTCTGCGGCGCTTCTTGTTGCTGCAAGTGCCCTCTTGGTGCTTACTCCGGTACTAACTATTCTCGGCGCCATGAGTTGGAGTTCCATCGTGAAAGGTCTCGTTACCCTGGCAGGTGCATTTGCTATCCTCGGTGTTGCAGGCGCTGTACTCACTCCCCTGGTTCCTTCCATTCTCGCTTTGAGTGGCTCGCTGGCACTAATCGGGGTAGCAGTTGTCGGTATTGGTGCAGGGCTTGCTCTGGCGGGTGCCGGTCTATCTGCTTTGGCAGTAGGCTTGACGGCTCTTGCAGCGGCAGGAACCGCTGGCGCTACAGCCATCGTCGCTTCTTTGACTGTTATTATCACAGGCGTAGCAGGGCTTATTCCCGCTATAGTAGCAAAGATCGGCGAGGCAATTGTCGAATTCTGCAAAGTTATCGCTGATAGTGCAGGAGCCATTGGAGAAGCAGTCAAGGCGGTTATTCTTATGCTGGTGGATGTACTTGTTGAGTGCGTTCCCGCTATCGCTGATGGGGCATTGAAGCTCATTGCAGGTGTTCTTGAAGCATTAGTAGAATATACTCCGTCTATCGTCGATTCCATTTTTCAGTTTCTTATTGCCGTACTTGAGGGTGTAGCTAAGAATCTTCCCAGTCTGATTCAGGCTGCTGTTGATGTATTGATGGCATTCTTCTCCGGCATTGTTGATGCACTTAAGGGTATCGATACAGAAACTCTTCTTCAAGGAATTGTCGGTATTGGTCTGCTTGCAGCAATCATGGCTGCCTTGAGTGCAGTAGCAGCTCTTGTTCCTGGTGCCATGCTGGGTGTTCTCGGTATGGGTGCTGTCATAGCTGAACTCGCTCTTGTTCTTGCTGCGGTCGGTGCTTTGGCGCAAATTCCGGGCTTGAATTGGCTTATCAACGAAGGCGGTAATTTGCTCCAGGGAATTGGTACGGCGATCGGTAAGTTTGTTGGCGGTATCGTCGGCGGCTTTATGAGTGGCGTGTCCAGTCAATTCCCGCAAATCGGCTCCGATCTTTCCGGTTTCATGACCAATGTTCAGCCGTTCCTTGACGGTGCGGCTTCTATAGATCCGGCTATGCTGGACGGCGTTAAGGCTCTTGCAGAAACAATTCTTATCCTGACAGCCGCAAATATTTTGGATGGACTGACCTCGTGGTTCACCGGCGGAAGTTCGCTCTCCGGCTTTGCTGAAGAGATGATTCCGTTTGGAAAAGCTATGAAACAGTTCTCTGATGAAATCAGCGGCATTGATGGAGAAGCAGTTTCCAATGCTGCAATCACAGGTAAGACTCTTGCAGAGATGGCTGATACACTTCCCAATACTGGCGGTGTCGTTGGTTTCTTTGCCGGAGAGAATGACATGAATGCATTCGGTGAACAGCTTATTCCATTTGGTCGTGCCATGCGTAACTTTGCAAACGAAGTCGCCGGAATTGACGCCAGTGTTATCACTGAAGCGGCTACCGCTGGTAAAGCACTTGCAGAGATGGCAAGCACTGTTCCGAATAGTGGCGGTGTTGTCGGCTTCTTCGCCGGAGAGAACGATATGGACGATTTCGGAGAACAGCTGGTTCCATTCGGCAGAGCAATGAAGAATTTCTCTGACGCCGTTTCCGGACTAAAAGCCGATGTCATTCAAAATAGCGTTACCGCAGGTCAGGCTTTGCTTGAACTTGCAAATACGGTGCCGAATACGGGCGGCGTTGTATCCTGGTTTACGGGAGATAATGACCTTGAAACCTTTGGCGAACAGCTCGTTCCGTTTGGTACTGCGATGAAGAACTATTCTTTGGCTGTTACGGGATTGGACGCATCTGTCGTCACAAACTCTGCAAATGCGGCTAAAGCTCTGGTCGAGCTTTCAAACAATTTGCCGAATAGCGGTGGTATCGTATCCTGGTTTACGGGCGACAACGATATTGCAAGTTTCGGCGAGCAGTTGGTGTCCTTCGGTCAGTCATTTGCTGCGTACTATAACAGCGTCAGCGGAGTGGATGTGGCTAAGTTAAGCGGGGTAGTTGTTGAGTTCAGAAACCTTGTGGACTTGGCAAACGGCATTAAGAGCGTTGATACAAGTGGAATGTCTACATTTGCTCAGAATCTTACGAATTTGGGTAATGCGGGAATCGACGGTTTTATCAATGCCTTTACGAATGCTAATTCTCGTGTGAGCACTGCTGCAAACACAATGATTACCACATTCATCAATGCTGCTAAAGCACAGCAAGGTAATTTGACAAGCACCTTCTCTACCATGATTAACGGAATCGTTGCTACTTTTACAAGCAAGTACAGTCAGTTCACAATCATGGGACAGACGATGATGACCAACTTTATCTCTGGCATTCGTACCGGCGACGCATCGGCTCGATCTGCGTTTGTCACAATCGTATCCGGTTGTCTGACAGCAATCCGAAATAAGTTCTACGAGTTTAACACCGTTGGACAGACTACGATGACAAATCTCATTGCTGGCGTTCGAACAAAGAACCAGCTTGCGAAAGATGCCTTTGTTCAGATCATTAACAGTTGTCTGACAGCAATCCGAAATAAGTACACCGACTTCTATAACGCCGGTAAGTATCTTGTTGAGGGGTTTGCCGCTGGCATAACTGCCAACACATACATGGATGAAGCGAGAGCAAGAGCTATGGCAAGAGCAGCTGCACAGGCTGCGGAAGCTGAACTTGACATCAACTCACCGTCCAAAGTTGGTTATCGAATCGGCGGGTTCTTTGGTATGGGTTTTGTCAATTCTCTGATCGACTACACTGATAAGTCTTATGACGCCGGTGCATCTGTTGCAAAGTCGGCTAAAGAGGGACTCCGCAATGCGGTTTCCAAGATCAGTGATTTCATCGAAAACGGAATTGACTCTCAACCGACAATTCGACCGCTGCTCGATCTGTCCGATGTAACAGAAGGAGTCGGCAGACTATCCGCACTTCTGAGCCGGAATCAGGCAATGAAGATCAGCGCAGGTATGGAGCGTGAGGGTGCCAGCGTCGTTCAAAATGGCGGCGCTACGCCTGCCTCCGGAAACAACTACAACTTCACACAAAACAACTATTCACCTAAGGCACTGTCTAGAATTGACATTTATCGTCAGACGAAGAATCAGTTCTCGGCGTTGAAAGGATTGGTGGAAACATGATTCACTCATTCGCTATCACCAATTACTTAGGTGATAGGATCAAACTTGACTTGAGGGAGCCTGAGGTTTCGGGCTTCCTCATCAAGTCTGTAACCGGCTTAGGTCCGGTCAAAGCAACTGTCAACACGACAGAAGTCGTCACTAATGACGGCTCTATGTTTAACTCCGCCAGATTGAGTCAGCGGAATATTGTTTTCCAAATCGTATTTGTTGATACAGTCTACGGAGAAACGATCGAAGATGTACGGCAGAAATCCTACAAATACTTTCCGGCAAAGAAAAATGTTGAACTCGTTATTGAGACCGATAACCGGTATGTACGAACAAACGGTTATGTAGAATCGAATGAACCAAACATTTTCAGTTCGCAGGAGGGGACATCGATCTCGATTATTTGCCCCGACCCGTTCTTCTATTCGGCCGGCGAGGATGGAAATAACGTAACGGATTTCTACAGTATTGACCCGATGTTTGAATTTCCGTTCTCAAATGAGTCCCTGACGGAGCCTTTGCTTGTATTTGGCGAAATCCAAATCAAGACAGAGGGCGTCATCACTTACTATGGCGATGCCGAGATCGGTGTAACGATCTATATTCATGCAATAGGCCCGGCAAGCAACATCAATATTTACAATACGGAAACCAGAGAAGTCATGAAGATCGATACTGTGAAGCTCCAAAAGCTGACTGGAAAGGGTATCGTCGCAAGTGATGATATCGTCATTAACACCTCAAAGGGTGATAAGAGCATTACTCTGATTCGTGAAGGCGTTTCGTACAACATCCTGAACTGTTTGGATAAGAATACCGACTGGTTTACCTTAGCAAAGGGTGATAACATTTTCGCCTTTACTGCTGACAGCGGTGTTACGAATCTTCAGTTCAGAATCGAAAACAAAGTCATCTATGAGGGGGTATAACTATGGAGCTTTTGGTCTTAAACACCGATTTCGAGTCCATAGCCGTCATAGATACCTATGAATCCATGATATGGACTGATCGATACAACTCATATGGAGACTTCGAGATATTCTTCGCTATGGACACACAACTCTTGCAGTATTTGAAGGAGGACTACTATCTGTGGCTGAAGGATTCAGAGCACTGTATGATTATTGAGGACATCAAGATCAATGCCGACACAGAGGAAGGAAATCATCTTATCGTGACTGGAAGGTCACTGGAATCTATTCTTGAACGCCGCATCATCTGGGGGCAGCGAGTCTTTAATGGAAATCTTCAAAATGGCATTCAGACCATGTTGAATGAGTGCATTATTTCACCGTCTATTGCTAATCGAAAGATTTCCAACTTTGTGTTCGTGCCTTCTACCGACCCTAAAATCACAAGACTGAAAATCGACAACCAATACACAGGTGACTGCCTGTACGATGTCATCAAAGGACTTTGTGAGGAAAACAATATAGGGTTCAAGATTGTACTGACCGATGAAAACAAGTTTGCATTCAGTCTGTATGCCGGCGTTGATCGCTCTTATGAGCAGACAGAAAATCCGTATGTTGTTTTCTCTCCAAACTTTGAGAACATCATCAACAGCAACTATTATTCATCCAAAGCGAGTTTTCGAAATGTGACTCTGGTCGCAGGAGAAGGTGAAGGAGCATCAAGGCGAACCGCTATTGTTGGCTCAGCATCTGGACTTGACCGGCGTGAGCTTTTTACAGATGCTCGCGATATTTCATCTGACACTGAGGGCGGAACACTATCCGATGCAGAATACATGGCACAGCTTCAGACAAAAGGTTTGAAGAATCTGGCAGACCATATTGTAACCACTGCATTCGAAGGAGAAGTTGAAGTTACTCGACTTTTCAAATACGGCGAGGACTTCTTTATCGGAGACATCGTTCAAATCGCCAATGAATATGGCAATGAGGGATCAGCTTACATTTCAGAGCTGGTCATCTCAAACAGTGAGGAAGGATTGTCAATTTATCCGACCTTCAAAACTATTTCAAAGTAAGGAGGGAGAAACTGAATGAGCGTATCAAGCGGATTTTTCAATTCACTTAACGGTGACCGCAAATACAATGCCGCACAGATGTCGGCAATCTTTGACGGGCTTATCATCGATGGTGTATTTGCTTCTATCGGAACCGCTTTTGCTGTGAAGGCGGCAGGCGGTCTTACCGTGAATGTCGGTATCGGTAAAGCCTGGTTCGACCATACATGGACAGTCAACGACAGCATCCTGCCGATGACTGCTCCGGAAGCAGAAGTGCTTCTCGATCGTATCGATGCCGTGGTTCTGGAAGTAAACGGAATGGAATCAGTGCGTGAGAACACTATCAAATTTGTCAAGGGCAATCCGTCCAGCGCACCGTCGAGACCGACTTTGACAAACGAGGGAAATGTCCATCAGTACCCTCTCTGTTATATTTACAGAAAATACGGCACTGCGGTCATTAACCAAGCTGACATTACCCCTATGGTCGGCACAGAGTCTACGCCGTTTGTGACCGGCATTCTTCAGACGATCAGTCTGGATGAGCTACTTGGCAAATGGCAGGACGAACTTGATCGGTTTACCGATGCACGATCTCAGGAGGTCGATGACTGGATTGCTCAAGAGGAAAGCGATTTCACGACTTGGTTCAATAACATGAAAGCTGACCTTCAACAGGAGCAGGCCGTTCTTGACCAGTGGATCGCATCTGAGCAGGCTGATTTTCTTGCCTGGTATAATCAGATGAAAGACCAGCTCAGCGGTGATGTCGCCGGCAATCTGCAACTTGAAATCGACAAGGAAGAAGTTAAACGCATTTTGCTGGTTGGTTTTGAAGATGGAACTAAGGAGTTTTCAGATGATGGTTCTACCATCACTTCGACTGCGAGCGATGGTAGAACACTGACGAAGACTTTCTCTGATGGATTCCTGACCATGACAAATGTGCTGAAAAGCGCAGCAGGGGCAGAAGTGGCGAGAGCCGTCAAAACTTTTGACTCCGACGGCAAACTTATCAATACCGTTGTAACTTATTCTTAAAGCGAAAGGAGAACAATCAAAATGGCAGAAGAAGATCTGATTTTCGGTAAAAACCGACACTTCTTCGGCGGCATTGAGCCGTCCAATATGCTGGTATTCAGCGCTGCGTTTGTTGCTCAGTATGGAGGCGTGATAATTACAGCTACACTTCCCAACGACACGGTCGTGAATAACCAGACGCTCTGCACCGTGGAGGGTGCAATTATCCGGAGGAAGACGACTGACTATCCGAAGGATGAATTCGATGGCGATCTTGTCGCCAATATTAAAGCATCTACAACTTTCCCGGATCGTGATGTCTCTTCTACCGGAACCTATTACTATGCGGCATTCCCTTATACCACGCAAGGTGTGTATAATCGAAATAAGGCTAACCGTGTAGTTGTTAATGAACCGGAGCCGATGCAGGAGTTTTCCGCTAAGTCGGTGTATGTCTCGGCGTCTGATACCGTTAAGGTAGAAATTACGGCGAAGCTTCCGAGTGGCGTTGCAGGTGCAGTTATCCGTAGGAGCACGACCGGTTATCCTACCAGCGAGACTGAGGGTGAACTGTTCAAGAACATCACCGCCAACGGCACTTATACGGATACCAATGTGACAGTCGGAGTGGTGTATTACTATTCCGCATTCCCTTACACCAGTACCGGTGCCTATAATCGCAGCGAGGCAAACAGAACCAGCGTAACGCCGAAGAAGAGAGACTATCTGTTCGGCTATGACCTGGTCAAGGCGACTTCCAGCCCCACCGGACGAGTAACTTATCCTTCTGATGTGGATAATGCGGCATTTACTCCGGCGGCTATGAATTTCAGCACCGGCAAGTTCAACTGTGGTGGTTGGGCGTTCGACCCGGGCGAAAAGTTCATGCCTCGTCCTTGTATGCTGACTTATGCAGGCGTTGTCGATCACTATCTCAATCCTAACGACTATACCAAGAAGGTCAACGGCACCACATCCAAGGTTACGGATACTTCTTTCGGCGGCAACGCCATGATGGAATGGCCAAAGATCTACACGAAGCGGTGGGAGTCTAATGGTGTTTACCATTTCCGCTGCTCCGATACTCCTCAGGACGATACTTGGGATTGCTGGTGCAACTATGACCGTAATAACAACCAGATCGATCATTTCTATACCCCCATCTATTTCGGTTCTCTGGTTTCCGGAAAGCTTCGTTCTATCAGTGGTGCAGCTAACAGCGTAAATACCACGGCAGCTAATGAAATTACCTATGCAAAGGCAAACGGTAATGACTGGTACACCGAAGTGCTGGCTGACAGACTGCTGCTTCAGGATCTGTTGGTTATGATGGCTCGTTCTACTGAGTGCCAGACTGCATTCGGCTACGGACGGTGCAAGAGTTCCAACAGCAATGCTATTGCTCCGGGTACGATGAATACTAAGGGTATGTTCTGGGGTTCCAACGACCAGACCTCCGGTGTGAAGGTCTTCGGTATGGAGAATGTCTGGGGTAACCTGTGGCGTCGTACCGCCGGCTGGATCAATGCCAATGGAACTCAGAAGGTCAAGCTGACTCGTGGTACTCACGATGGTTCTACTGTAACCGACTACAACACAGACGGAAACGGTTATAAGACGATCGCAAATGCTACTCCGGCTGGCAGCTCCGGCGGCTACATCAGCAGCATGAAGACGGAAGCATTCGGACGGTTGCCTGTTACGGCAAGCGGTTCGAGCAGCACTTATGAGGCTGACGGCATGTGGTACAATAACAACCAGGTCAATTACGCGTATGTCGGCGGCTACTGGTACCT